TTATTACTAGACGGAAAGACAGCTATTGTACATCTTTTAGCAAACTGTTCTAGTTCTGAGCGGTTGTTTATATCTAAGTTATACCCCCTATCGTTAAGAGCCTCTATGATCTGCTCCTCCCTTTGTCTGTTTACTTGATCGCTAAAGCGCTTTATGAGATTCTGAATTTCATTGTATTGAGTTTCATGTTTGTCTATTGGATATCTGTTTTTTGAGTCTAATTCCATAGTCCTATTGCTTTAAAGTTTTATGCTCTTAATTAAAGAAGTGAAATGTAAATCCGTATTCAAAAGAAACTCCGAATCTTCTCGGTTCTCGATAACTGCTACTGTTGTATTCATATGCTACGCTGATAATGTTTGTGTCTAAGAAGACTTTGCCCCATGCTGTACCGAATAAAATTCTAAAATACCTAGGAGGGAAAATCATAATATCAAGATTCCTGAAGCAAAATACTCGGCGTTTAAATATATTTAAGAGTTTTGTATTTTTAAGTGTCATATCCTATTGCTTTAATTTAGTTATCAATATATTAGTCAAAAATCATAACATCCAGTATATTTAACCCCTGTCTGGGTCGCACAAGCTTAAATATATTTCAGTGTTAGCCAGAAAAACCGCAATGTGGGCATTTATCGGCTGGCTCATACCATTTATCACATTCATCGCATTGCCATGTAGCTTTACTGTTTTGCGGTTTCAGTTCGCTTCGCTGGCTAACAAGCGGTATATTTCAGTTGCTTGCACTCGTTTGAACAACATTCGCTTCCATCTCTAATATAACCTGTTGTGCATTGTTTTTCATTTCCTTGCTTCTTGTCGTGTGGCATTCTCCATTATCAATCATCGAGCTTAGTAGTGCTATTGTTCTTTTTAAGAAGGTTAGTCTTTGTAAGTCGTTTTCAAAATCGCTCATTTGTCTGTTATTTAAAGTTTTTACTCTCGTTTGTAAGTCGGTAGGTTATTCAACGGCAACCGACAACATACCGCATCTGCGTTAATGACACACAATAACTTTCCTCTGCGCAAGCCTGTTTGTTATGTTGATACTGTATCTGTTGTCGACAGCCCATCGTCTTACTATAGAGGTAAAAAACTACAAGCATTCTTCATGGGTAATCTGCTTTGATATTACGCATGCATCATGTCCGTAATCTCCGTCATGATCATTGTATGCCACAAATTGCAATAGCCCGTTTGATGTTTCTAAGTTTACAAACATTGTATCACCTTCATACATATCCTCAATCACATTATAGCTTTTCAATGCCTTATCGGTAACTGCTACCGAAATCAAATTAGAGCCTACAAACTCATTTATATTGTCTTCGCTCATAAAATAACCCCAATCCTCACAAGAACATTGCGTATTATCTATCCCTAATTTGATTTCTTGCTCGCTTGTAGCCACCACATAGCCATCCTTACCATCAAAAGATGTTTGCTCTATTTTTATAATTTTCTCCATTTCTTTTTTTTCTTCAAAATTTATACTCGTTTATTTTACTTTATCTTATATCTAAAGTCCTCAGCGTTTAAATCCGCCGAAAACATACAATTTACCGTTAATGACACACAATAACTTTCCTCTGCGCAAGTCTGTTTGTTATGTTGATACTGTATCTGTTGTCGACAGCCCATCGTCTTACTATAGAGGTAAATACACGGGCATTATACACCTGGTCCATTTCGATTTCAAATTCGCTCTGGACTTGCCTCATATTTTGCTTTTTGCCGTAACAACTCAAGAATATGCTCTCTAGCGCCATATGTTCTTTGTTTTTTTTATGCAGTTCGCCAGTTAAGCCGATAGACCGAATAGCTGTGTTAGTGAGGGCTATTTGGTCACGAACCTGTAAAGTGCTAAAATGATTGCTTATTTGAAGTTTTATAAACCTCAATATGTCTTTACGTCCATATAGGCTGCCGTCTTTCCCGTAAAAAAGGTCGGTTGAAGTCCGAGACATTTGAAAGTCTTGTTGAACTCCGTTAATAAATTTTCTTGTATCCATACCGCAAATATATAAAAACAGTTTAATTGTATACATATATGTCGGTTTTATTTTAGAAATATATACAGGTTATTGCGATTGTCTGTATTTTCGCTGTATGCCGAAATTGAAGCCAAAATTCGAGATAAGCAACTCCAGACGGGATAATATCCCTGAAATTTCTATTAACGGGATCATAGACAGGTATGATGCTAAATGGATCGCTTACCAGATAAGAGAACGAAAAGAAGAGCGTATCAGGATCAACATTAACTCCGAAGGCGGAAGCGTTGACGGTGCATTCAATATTGTATCTGCGATGGTGTCTTTTATGGCCTCTGGCGGTATTATTGAGACTGTGAACTGCGGTAGAGCCGACAGTTCGGCAGGGTGGGTTTTTGCATGCGGAACGAGGGGCGAAAGAAGTATTATGCAATTCGGGCGAATGTTTTTCCACCAGCCTGAGTATTACAACGCTGACACGCAAACAGTGCTCCGCATTGAAGACCTTCCAGAAGGCTCTCAGATGCGGACAGACCTCGAAAATACATACAGCGACCTTGTAAATATCTTTGTCGATGCAACAGGCATAAGCAGAGTGAATATGGAGTCTATTATGGACGCCAACACCGAAATGACGGCTGACGAGGCTGTAAATTCGGGATTTGCTGATAAAAAGATCAAGGTCAATAATATGCCTAAAATCAGAAACGGGATAACGAGGGCACAGATGGTCAATTTGGCTTCTTCGCTCGAAATTGATGCAGTTTTTGAAACAGACAAAAAAGTAAATACAAAAAATAATAATATGGATGAAATCGCAAAGCTTTTGGGACTAAATCCCGAAGCAAGCGCAGGGGCTATCTTAGAAGAAGTCCGCAATATAAAAACTACGCTTGCGACTGCCCAAGGCAAGATTACCGCACAGGAGGGCGAAATCACAAACCTTACATCTCAGAGAGACAAGTACAAGTCAGATCTTGAGTCGTTAAAGGACTCTGAGGTAATCGACTATGTAAACAAGCTTGTTGCCCTTAATGCGAACCTGAAAGGCTCGGAAGTGTCGATGGTGAACCAAGCTAAAATGGATTTCGATTTGTTCAAAAAAATGAACCCTGTCGAAAACGCAAAGCCTCCAAAGGTTGATGACGGTATTGAACCGAACGGTAAGGGCGGTGAATCCGAAGAGATTCAAAACGCAAAAAAATTCTTCGGAATGTCGGCGGAAGAGAAGCAGAATCTGAAAGCTTCAAATTATCCTGAATTCACAAAACTGGCTGAGGCTTACGACCGTAACTCTCACGCAATTTTCACAAAATAATGGACAGAGGACTAAGAGCATATCTGACAAATATGAGGGCAGGCAACAAGGTTGCTGTGCCTGAAAATGTGGCGTCTGTGATTGATTCTTACGGCTACGATACAGTAAGCGAAGGCAAAGCCCGTAATTTTCTCAAAAACCTTGCCAATTTCAAAGGAGGCGAAGAAATCAGAAACAGTACTGAGTCCCGTATGATACAGTACACAGCTGAAATTAACCCTTATCTGTATTCAGATAATTCATTTATCACAAAATCTACAAACGATGCGTCTTTTGCAGCTTCGGGCAAGACCAAAAGACTGAATGATTCGGTAAATGGCCCCGCAGGAACGAAAGGACGTTTCCAGCCATTGACTTTAGCAAACGGAGACAACGCACCAGAAAAAACGCCAAAAGTCCGCAAAAACACTGGCCATGATTGGGAGATTGAATATTTCCACACAGACCCTGATGTGATTTCTATGGAGCTTACGACAGAAATCCCGTATGAGGATCGTCAGGAGACTTTGCAGGCGCATTCTAATGTGCTTAACCAAATGATCTCTAATTTTACCGCTGTTGAGTGGGCTCAAGGAGAAATCGGCACGCCTGTGACGCTTGACACTGTTGTCGGCACTGATTTTTATCAGTTTACATCTGGAGGTTCACGTGCAAATTCAGTAACTGGCAACACTGGCACAGTGAAGAAAATCAAAAAGGCTGATATGAAGAAGTTGAAAAAGTCCTTAGTACGCCAGCAATTGGCGAACGGGTTCGGAACTATGTACTTTCTTCCTACAGTGGAGCAGTATGACGATATCCTGAATGATGGCGATTTTATTGACTACGACAAACGCACGAATACACAGGCAGGCATGAGAGACGGCGTTGTGGGTTCAATGTACGGTATCAATATCTTACAGCCACGCCACCGTGAAGACTGGAATGCTAATGTTTTATATTCATATAGCGCAGCAACTGGCAATGACAGAGATTTTACAAAAATTGAAGATACAGCATCTGCTGGCGCTAATATGGTGTCTGCAGGTATCGCTTGGATTGACAGTTTGGTTCTTCGTGCGCAAGGCTCTGCTATTGTATTCCCTTGGGAAAACAGTCCGATATATATGGGTAATGTGTATGCGTCTGAACTTCGTTACTCGGCTATAAAGAAGCGTAACGATAACAAAGGCGTTGTAATGTTAATTGAAACACCATTATAGTCATGGCTGAAAAAAAACATAAAATTAATATTGAAGGCGGTGAGCTTTTTCTTACAGATTCACAGATTGAAACTGCGGTTTCGGTCTGTGATGTAAATGCTGTTGAGCGTGTTTACATCGTGAGTTACGACCGCAAGAAGAGTGTTCCTTCTTTCTTCCACGACGAACGCCATGCAAACGCATGCGCTGAACGTCATAAGGCTGAATTCGTTGTAGCGATCAGAGGCTCTGAACTGGCAAAATATCTGCCTAAAAAAGACTCAAAGTAATGGGTATCACTGTTAATATAAAAACTGGCGGACTCGGAAGAGTTTCCGCCAGTACTGACAAAATAGGCGGGCTTTTCCTTGAAGTCTCTACCTTGCCTGTTGACGGGGGCGGATGGGCTGAAAATGAGGTAAAACGCATTACTTCTCCGTCCGACCTTGAACAGTACGGCATTAACGGCGATACTGGTACTGATGACAGTTACAGACTCATCTATTACCACGTTAAAGAAGTTTTTCGCCTGTGCCCTGACTGCACTCTGTATGTGCAAGTAGCCCTTAACGCAAATGCCGACCCAGCAAAGGTTATTGAGGCGTTCCATCAAGCCTCTCAAGATATTCGGTTAATCGGGACTGTATACACGACAAACACACTCGAAAAGAGCCTTGTGGAAGACATGGAAAGCAACCTGAATACTTTGCTTGCTAATGAAGGGCATCCTATGCGGTGCATTTTCTCAGCCAAAAAAGAAGCAGGTGACGCTATCCCTGATTTTACTGGAGACGCTAACACCCGTGTACTGGTAGACATTTCTAACGACATTACAGTCGGGAGCCTTCCTTTGGCTATCTATACAGGCCTTGGGGCTTGCGGCGGCGTAGGTACTTATTTGGGAATGTGTCTTTCTCAGCCCGTGCATGTACGGCCTTCGTGGAAATCCCTGAATGTGAATACTACAGGAGTATGGGAAACGTTGGGGGATGTGAACGGCAACTCTGTAGAAGACAAGACAACAGAAGAAAAAAAAGCCTACGAAACGCATGGCGTCTCTCTTGTGTTGCGTGAGAGCAGGCTCAGCGGTGCATTTATCGGGAACAGCAGGACTGCAACAGATTTGTCGGATGATTATTTCGTATTGCCGTATGGCAGGGTAATTGACAAAGCTATTGTGTTCACTTACGAAGCTTTAGCCCCTCAGGTAGACTCGCCTGTTTATATCGACACCGACACTGGATTTTTGACAAAAGAAACCACTGAGCGGTTCAGGTCTATAGCATACAATGCTATTAACGCAAACATGGTGATCAACAGACCTCAGACTGAGGTGTCGCTAGACGGCAATAACCAACTGCCACAGGACACAGTGTATATCGACCCTGAACAGAATGTACTTGTTACTGGCATTCTTAACGTACAGGTAAAAATCAGACCTGTCGGAGCTTCTGAGGAAATTGTAATTAATATCGGGCTTGAAAACCCTCAATCTTAGAAAAATATGGCACAAGACAACACACCTTTCTCTTTGCAGGGCATGGCTTATGCCGATGCTAAGGTAGAGTTTAACGGAATTGAACTGCCAGGGGTAAAGTCGTTTGATTTCTCGGAAAGGCAAGAAAAGGTTAATAATCCAGGCACTGGCAAAAACCCCGTATCCAGAAGCCGAAAAGGCACTGAGCAAAACGCATCCATGGAGCTTGACCTCGGCACTATCGAAAAACTCGAAGACATTTCGCCTACGGGCAAATTGATAGATGTGCCTGCGGGCACTCTGGTTATCTCGGTTGCAAGGGATGACGGCACGAAAAAGATGTACACTTTCAACCTCTTTGAGTGGATGGAAGACGGTCTATCTGGCTCAACTGGCGATGACGAACTGCTCAGGAGTACTGACTGTATTTTCGGCACCTGGTCAAAAACAACATTATAATAAATAATTATGAAGAAAGTATTTTCTATAAACATTGAAAGCGAATTTGTCGTAAATGAAGGTGATACAGGCAATTGTATTGTTGTCGGCAATGACGCTTTTAAGAGAATTAAAAAAGGAGGACTGGCATCTGCATTGCATTTGATGTGCATCGATATCGGTGTCAAGAAAGCTGAAATCTTGCTTGATGCTAGCGAAGTTGAGTTTGACACGTGCAGTCTTGAAGAATTTACCAAGGCCTTGGGAGTCGAAAAGGCTGTTCTGGGTATCGGCATTGAGTCAATCACTGGCAACGTCGAGGCTGACTTCGGGCGTATCGTAAAGGCTTCCGAATGGCTCACAAAAGCTACCGTAGGCAAAGACAAAACTGTGCAGATTAACAGTAACCCTCTTAATTGCGGAGATTCTTTACTGCAGTTCGGGACTTTTACTGGTGACGAGTCAATCAAAACCGATCCTGACCTTAGAAGCCAAGCGTGTCTACAGCTTGCAAGCCAAGTTGAAGATATGATGGGCAATCAAGGCATTAAAAAAAAATAGAAGACATACTCGAATCCGAAACCGAAACCATGCTTAACGTTTTTAAGTTCTTCGGCGATTCTCCACAGAATTTTGAAGAGCTGAACGAGCTTAGCGAGGTGTACGGGACTGTATTCGGATTTATCAAGAAATTAATATCAAACTCAGTAAGGGAAGGCGTATCGCTCGCTCTTGCTGATGTATTGTCGAAAATGAAATAATTAAGGGGTTTACGCCCCTTTTTTTAGTTATGGCAGGAGTTACGTATACCATAAAGCTTGTAGACCTAGTAACCCGTACGGCTAGCAGGATTTCTAGGAGTCTTGACAGGATCAGAACCTCAGCCGAAAAAGCAGGTTCGGCAATTGACTCAATAGGTGTAATGATGGGAGGTCTTGCAATCGGTGCTGTTTTTAAATTCGGGGCTGAACTGGAAAAAACTCAGGTGCAGTTTAATACTCTGACTGGGAGCGTTGAAAAAGGCACAAAGCTGTTCAACGAGCTGACCGAGTTCGCGAACATGACCCCGTTTTCTAATGCAGGGCTTAACAAAAATGCAAGCATGCTTCTGGCATTCGGCCTAGAAACGGAAAAAGTTATTAAAACAATGCGGATGCTCGGTGATGTGTCAAGTGGCGACCAAGAAAGACTCAATGGTTTGACCTTAGCCTTCGGTCAGATCATGGCACGTGGCAAACTTATGGGCGGTGAACTCAACCAGTTGATAGAACGGGGTTTTAATCCGCTTAAAAGGAGAGCTAAAAGAACTGGCGAAGAATACACCGACCTGCAAAAGAAAATGAGCAAAGGTTTGATAACGTTCGAGGACGTCAGGAAAGAGTTTGAAATAGCTACAAAAAAGGGAGGTGATTACCATAAAATGACCGAGCGGATGGCTAACACTATGGCTGGAAAATGGTCTACTGTGTTAGGTAAAGGGCAGTATGCACTAGGTCGCTTGGGGCTTGAGCTGAAAGACGTTTTTGTACCTATCTTAGACAAGACTATAGGCTATATTGATAAATTTGTCGTGTGGATCGAAAAGAACAAAGATGCCATAAAGGAGTGGGGCGGAAGAATAGCCCGTTTTATCCCTATTTTCTTGGGGCTTGTGGGTGCTTTCAAGTTGCTTAGTATAGCTATGTCAACCAACCCAATAGGGGCTATAATTACAGGCATTGCCATACTTGCTGTATATGCAGACGACCTAGCTCAGAAAATGGGCGGATGGTCTAATGTGTTTGACCTTATGGGGGACGCTACAGACCTGATGAAGCAGAGGTTCAGCCTCTTCGTTGATAGTATGTCTGCTGATATAGATGCTGTCACAAGAAAATGGGAACTGTTCCAAAAATTGATTTCTATGGAAATAAGCTTTCCCAATTACCTCAAACAAATGGCGGAAAGCAGAATCCTTGAAGATAAGACGGCTATTGACATTGCAAAAAAACAGGAAGCCGTATTCAAGAAGATGCAGGCGATAGCGGACAAGAGAGACAAGTTGTTATCGGGCGAATACAAAATAGACCCGACCAAGGTCGATAAAGCAAAAGCCGATGCAAGCTCTGCTCTGTCTGACGCAATAGGGCTTTCACCCGATGCGAGCAAGATTGCAAAAGAGGGTATTGTGTCAGGGGGCATTAAGACCTTCAATATTAATATAAACACCCTTAACGGAATACAGACCTATAAAAGCACCTCTGTGGGCGAGAATAAAGATGCTGTAGCCGAAGCAGTTCAAAACGCTCTGTTGGAAGGTATATCTGACGTAAAAATGGACTAATGAGAAGGATTAATTCACGGCTTACGATTAACGGAAAGGTCTTGCCTTTTTTTTCAGAAATTGAAATAAAAGACGGCCGTAATGATTTTACGGCTACCGCAAAAATCAAGATACCTAACAGGATAAGCAAGAGGGGCAAAAAGATAACCGACCAGATCGAATTGGGTTCGCCAGTACAGATTGAGTTAGGATACTATCCAAATTTGTTTCTGCAGTTCGAGGGGTACGTTTCTCAACTGGTGCCAGAAAAAACTGCTGAGATAATATGCGAGAACGAAGCCTATATTTATAAGCGTAAAAATATAGGCAAGGATTTGGTGCTTAAAAACACTAACACAAACAAGCTTGTTCCTATGATTTATGACGGTTTCGCAGACGTTGCCGATATTAATATAGGAGACTGGAAGATAAGCAAATCATCCACACTTATTGAGGTACTGGCTGAACTTCAAAGCAAGTACAAAATATACTCCTATTTCAGGGGGAAAACCCTTGTCGTGGGTGCTTCTGCCGACACTATGCATAAAAAAGAAATCAAGGCGCATTTTCAGGAGAATATCCCTGCGGGCGAATCTGAATACAATTTCAAGGACACGGAGGCGGACAGGATAGCGACAAAAACCAGTACTGTAGGGCGTGACGGTAAGGTGCAAAATACTTATGCGTACTATGAAGGCACTCCCCAAAAAATTACATACTCGTCAACCGAGCCTAACAACTATACTATTAATGAAATGACTATCGGCGGTCAAAGCGGGCTGACGGAAGAAGACAGGCGGGATTTGGGGCGTATCAGGCTCGAAGCTCTGACTTTTACAGGTGTAGACGGCAAAATAACCCTATACGGCAGGGATGCAGACAATTATCCAGTACACGGAGATATTGCAAATGTGACCGATTTGGAAATACCTGAGAAAAACGGTAAGTTTGCAATAGTTGAAACTTTAACCAAAGTTTCTAAAGAGAACGGGATAAGAACTGAAATCACATTAGGGGTAAGCGTATGAGCGGAAAAGAAAGTCTTTTTGAGACTATCGGGCGGTATATTTCCGCCTTTGTCGGGAAAGAGAGATATTACTCTGATACTGCTATAGTTAAATCCGTGCAAGATGATTACACCTGTACCGTCCAAGTGACTGACGGGGCATTGCTTGAAGGGGTAAGGTTACAGCAGACGGAAGGCGAAGAAGGTTTTTTTGTCGTGCCTGCCGTTAACAGTACGGTAATAATTTCGTACACTGACAGTACAACGGCTTATATCTCTATGTTTTCGGAAATTGAGAATATAGTGTTTAACGGAGGTGATAACGGGGGGCTGATTAATATTACTGACCTTACAGCAAAGCTAAACGGACTTGTGAATGAAGTAAGGGCGTTGAAGACGGCGCTGGATGGGCACACCCATATAGACGTAACTGCAGGCGCAGGGATTAGCGGCATTCCTTCTCCTTTTACTGCTAATTTCTCTGATTTCGATAAAAGCGATTATGAAGACGATAAATTCACCCATTAATGATTAAGCACGGGGATATATTACTGAACGATGATTTTGAAATGGTCACCAAAGACGGTGATATTTCAACTGGCGATGCCCAGACTCAGCATATTGCCTCTATCGTGTATTCAGAAAAAGGAAATTTCCGTAAGCACCCGACACTGGGCGCAGGAATGTCTCTCGAAATTGACGGCGTGGCAGACAGCAGGAGGCTTTCGAATAAAGTATCATCTTCATTGAATGCTGACGGCTGGCAATTGAAAGAATTAAATATAAATACAGATAACGGCACAACCGATATTACTGTTGTCGATGCGGTAAAGACAACAGACAATACAAAATCGCTATTATAATGGCTGAATACAGAGTAAACAGTAAACAGTCGCTTGTCGATTTAAGTATACAGCTTTACGGCTCGACCGAATACCTGTATAAGCTGGCATCAGAAAACGGGTTGCAGATAGACTCGGATATAAGCCCAGGGACTGTGCTTGTTTATGATGATTCTATAGGCGATTTGATCGTAAAAAATAACATATCTATTAACAGCACCACAATCAAAAACCCACCTCAGGAAGATTTGCAGCCAGAAGGCGAAGGTATCGGTTTTTGGGTTGTCGGCGACACATTTACAGTAACATGAGCTTATCAAGAGCGGATTTAAAGGAACTGTTCCAAACTGGTGCCACTCCTTCAGAGGCAGACTTCGCCAATCTAATTGATTCTTGCTACAACACAGAAGACGATGCTAGCAGTGTCGAAAACAGAAATTACGTCAGCCCGACAGTTTCAGCTTCTGCTTTATCGGTAAATTTCGGGTCAAAAAGAGAAGTCTGGGCGGATAAGTCAGGCGGGGGCGGTATTGATGTTTCGGGCGATATTTCACTGAATTTCATCAACAGCAATATTGCTAATATAGCATATATATTCCTCAATCTTTCAGCGGACTCTGTAATCACTTTTGACAGAGATATTGAGACGGGTGACAGCCGTTACCAGTCAAGCGACAAAGGGCTTCGACTACTGGCAGGTCGCCATTGCGTTACTCTCATGTTCTCTAATTCGGCGACAAACAGGGCTTTTATGCTTATATCAAGTAAAGAGCAGTACAAAACGAAGTCTGAGGGCGTAGCCAGCTCTAGCGTCTTCGGAACTTTTCCTGCAAATTACTATGTAACACATGTTGCAGTGAAAGTAGCAAGCGGTACAGGCTCAGGAAGTATTACAGTCAGTACACCAAATGCAACGCTGATTAATAAAACTGTCCCTAATGACGGCATTTATCATATATTTAATGCAGAATCGGACTTTGTCAGTGCTTCCGAAACAGATTTGACCGCATCAGCAGACTTTTCAAAAACGTATGACATTGTCGTAATCTCTAAACCTTTCCCAGAATGGTAGATTTTTTTAAAAAAAATAAAACAGCGATTGTCACAGGCTTTGTTATGCTTGTGATCGGCGTTGCCACAGAAGACTCGTTTTCAGCCTTGAAAGATGTTTTTAAGCATCCATATGAAGATGCCGTGATCGAAGCTGTGCAGGACGAAAAAATAAAAACAATGCAGACTGAGCTTTCTACAAAGCTGGATAAAAGTGACTTGGATATTAAAGACTATAAGGACTCTCTGAGGCATATAGGTCTGGTCAATGTAGTAAACAAGGCTATGGCCAAGATAGAAGGTTATCAGGAACAAGTCAGGAGAGCTGCAAAAAACGGGGCTAAAGAAGGCGTATCAGAAATATCATACATAACATTAGCAGGGGGAGGAAAGAAAAGAAAAAAAGACACTATACTTCCTGCATTAAACAACTTGGCATATGAATAAAGCATTTGAATTTGCATTATCCCAATTCGGGATAAGTGAAACATCGGGACTCGTGCATAATCCCGAAGTGTTGAAGTATTTTAAAGAAATCGGGCACAAATGGGTTGAAACCGACGAAACGGCTTGGTGTTCGGCATTCGTCAACTGGTGCTGTAAAAAAGCAAAATTACCGTATTCTGGCGCACTAAATGCCCGCTCATGGTTAAAAATAGGCAGAAGGGTGAAAGAGCCTAAAATAGGCGATATTGTAGTACTGTGGCGAGAGAAAAGAAACTCTTGGAAAGGACATGTGGGGTTTTTCGTCAGAGAAACTGAAAACCATATTTATATTTTAGGCGGAAACCAAAGTAATATGGTTAGAGTCACCCAATACCCTAAAAACAGACTGCTACAATACAGAAGACTATGAAAGAAAAAACAAGAGCAGGACAGTGGTTGCAGGGACTTGGAGATGCAGGCAAGCCGATTTTACAGGCTGTTGCAGGACTTACTGGACAACAGTGGCTGAACGGTGTCGCCGAGCATATTACAACCTCCAAGGAAATTGCCGAGCAAAAGAAAAAAGAGTTTATTGAGCTTTACGCCCTTGATTTGCAGGACTTGGCTAACGCAAGGGACCATAATATCAAGATTCAGACTTCTGAGAAAGTGCCTTTGTTCGCAAAGCTTTTCCCTTTTATTTACGAATCTGTAGCAGTTTTTGTATGGGCAGTAGTTACTGTATATCTAATCATGTGCTTTACTGGCTACCTTAAATTACCGACAGCCGAGATGATAGCAGGAATAATGGGCATATACGGGGCACTGAGCCAGTATGTAACAACCATCTTTAATTTCCACAGAGGTTCATCGGAGGGAAGCAAAGAAAAAAGCAGGCTAAAATGATAAACGGATTCGAAACACATTCAGGAGACAGGTTCAAGGTTGCTCAGATCAGGCATGAAAGATACCTAGATAATAAAAAATTTGAAAAAGTTATTTATTTTCAGAGAGAAGGTAAGCCCCTGACAATCAAAATACCGCAGAATAATTTACCAAAATATCTAAAGACCCAAAAGTGTCATTCTGTATTTTAGCTTTGATTGTGTGATTATTTAATGTATATTTGCATCATACAAACAAATAAATAAATAATTACAGATATGGAAACTTTTGGATTAGAAATTGAGCAAGAAATAACATTAGGCGATCTAGCTAACACTATAGGTACTGTATATGTACCAGTAGACGAAATACTAGAAGGTGAAACAGCCAGTCTAAATAATTTTGACGGAAACGAAGGAATAATTGTTTATTTTGATGTCATAAGCGAATCTGAGGTTTATCATGATGAAGACAGCGACTACTTTAACGGTCTTAACATTCTTTTAGGAATAACCTCCATATATCAATCATAAAAACATAAAGGGAGTTTTAAACCTCCCTTTTCTTTTCAATAAATCGTAAAAACATTAAATTAACACAGACATGAAACAGCAAGTAAACATTACCAACATCAGAGCTACGAAGTTCGGAGTGTTTGAGGCAATCAATCTTGATTTAGAACAGTTCAAAAACGGAATCATTGCCGTAAAGGGAAATGCAGGCGAAGGAAAAAGCACTTTGCAGAGTTTGATCCGTGTAGGTGCTCAGGGGCGCAATGCTATAGGCGATTCAGACAAATACGGCGATGAATGGGAAAGCGAGATTCAGCTTTCGGACGGTGACAGAAAGATTTTCATCTCTGCAAAAAAGAAGGAAGGCGAAACGCCAGTATTTTCACTGTACGAAAAAGACGGAGACGGAAAAAAGGTTTTAACCCCGATAATTGACGGTGTGAAAGCGACTCCTGCTAAGTATATGGAACAAATCGCTACCGAAATGACGTTCGGAATTAAGTCTTTTCTCTCTGACGACAATACCGAGCATAAGAAATTTATGTTCAAACTGTTCAAGCCTGAACTCGAAAAGCAGGGCGTAATCTTCGACAAAAAAAACAAAGGCTATGAAGGTTCGCTTTTGGATAAACTGGAAAAAGCTACTGCCAAGCGTGACGAGCTGAGGGCATTATGCCAGCATAACGGGGCTTTTATGTCAGATTTCGAACGTGACGGACATAAAGAAGAAGAGTTGCAGGCTATTCAATACGAGGACTGCGAGGAATTGCAGAAGCAAAAAGAATCCCTCATTATGGAAAAAGGGGGAATTGAGGCTAAACTCAAACAGGAGTTTTCTGAAAAACAGAGCGAGATCAAGGCAAAAGGCTCTGCTGTAGCTGACGAGATTAAGGCTAAAGCAAGACAGATGAATGAAGCTTATGATTCTGAGATGCGAAAGTATAATGACTCAAAGGAGAAAAAGAGAGAGCAGGGGATGCATGCACAGACCGCATTGGTTGCGCTATCTAAGCTAGAGCTGTCTGACGATCAATTTAAAATTATCTTTAATAAAGAAAACATAACAGACCTTAGAAACTCATTAATATTCAATATCGACTCAAATTACTCTGACCTAAAAGAGCCTGTAAAGCCGAAAACGCCAGTTAAGTCAGATAATTCTATTGACTTAATGGCTGAGTATAACGAAAGCTTCAGTACCCTAATGAGTAATTACGCTATACACCTAAACCAATACAGGGAACTAAAGCCCGAAAACTCAGAAGAAAAAACTGCAGAAATTGACGAAAAAATTGATCTGTTAGAAAGAAAGATCATTATCGCTGAAAATGACAAAAAACTTGCTGACAGATACGCATTGAACAGAAAATGGGTGAAAGCATGCGGACACGTGGAAATGCACAGGAACGAACTGGCGAAGCTCTACGCAGGAGTTGACACAGGTGTCGAAGGTCTGCACATGAAACCTTTCTTCGGAGACAACGGGAAGGTCGAAATCAAGACAGTGTATAATGGCAATTACGACACTGATTTCTTCAAGAATAAAAATGGTGAGGAGAGACTGCTTGTGTCTTATTCGTCAACACAGCGACCTATCATCGGGCTGTTGCTACAGATTGCGAGAATGAAACGAAAGTCTAAAAACCTAGCCTATATGTTCGTGGACGATGTGCCGATGGATAACAAAAGTCGTGAAATAATCACAAAACTTGCAGAAGACAACGGGCTAAAAATAATGACTTCGTTTACTGGCGATTTTGACAAAGAGAAACTGTCTGACGGCGAAATGCTGGTGCAGGGCGGTGAAATTTTCTTTAATGAATAACGGTTGAGGCTATAAGCAGTTGCCTTGTAAATAGTCTTCAAATAACCAACAAACGCTGATAGGTAATTGCTTATAGCCTTTGTTATAAAACGTTTTATTATGATTGATAAAATAGAAAAGATAGGATTTAAAAAAGTATATGTTGAACCATATTGTTGGCAATTTGATATTTCTGGATATTATTTCAAAAGTGATGGTGTAACTATTGAATGGGATGGTGAAGAAAAACGAGGAAGGAAAAAACTAAACATTACTACAATTGAAAGATTTATAAATTTAATTGAATGTTTAACTGAACGTAGGTTAAATGTTTTATAATAAATGTTATTATTTTTAATATCATTATGATTGTAACAATTAATACAGATGTCTCTTTCTGCCCTGAGCGGCGAAATGCTGGTGCAGGGCGGTGAAATTTTCTTTAATGAATAACGTTTCTTATAATAAACGTAGCGTTTTAAAATACTGAAGTACAATAACTTACAAATGATAATTATATAGTAAAACTTAATATTAATCACTAACCAAGCTATGTTTTTTATACATTGTTATGGTTAGTTAAATTTTAATTAGAATGAAACAAATTGAAGATTACGGTTTTGATAAAAATGATTGGGCGCATTTTCATGATGTTATATTAGATGTAACATGGAATGATGGTAAAGTTAATTTAAACCAAGAACAAATGGAACAATTATTTTTAGAGTTACCAGAACACATGAAGCTTGATGCTGAAAAATGGGGTATGAATGATACACCTTGGAGAGATGAATTATGGAGATGGTATAAAACCAACAAGATGGGTAATTAACCATAACACCGAAATATCATCAAGCGAAGCGACCCGCATGGTTGATGATGATTGAATATTATTATTTTTAACCAAAACAGGAAAATGAAACAGATAGAGTTAACAATTGACGGAAAAATTGTTTTTTACAGAAGCGAGGCAAAGACAGTGTACTTTGAGACAAGGTACGGGGTAACAATGGTTAATAAAATCCCTGAAGATTGGGGTTTGACGAGAATTTTTAAATTTATGGAAAGCCTTGTCAAGGCGGATGATGTTTTGATTTAATGAGTGAGAATAATTTAAAATAAACGGAAAAATGGGATATAATATAAAAATTGGAGAATTAGAAGTTACTTTCAGCACTGAAGACGGCAGGGAGTCTGTTGTTGAATTAAATGCAAAAACAGAAGACGAAAGAGAAGAGTCTTTTTTGAATGTTGGTGAGCCTACTGATGGAACTAATATGAGATGGCCTACTTATACATCATGGGCTAACTTTGCCGAAAAGGCAGACCTTTACGAGTTTTTTTTTGATGATTGTGAAGGGCTTATCAGACAACATCCTGCGGTTTATCCTTTATGCGAGGAGCACAGGCAGATAGTTAATGAAAAATACAGATCTTTCAAAAAGAAATATCCAGAATCAATCCCGTCTTACGAATATGAAGATAATGAAGTAAACGGTGCGCTTGTGAGACTTGAGTGGCTTAAATATTGGATTAATTGGGCTTTAGACAATTGCGAGAAGCCTGTTTTCTGCAACAGTTAAAGCAGTATGATACAACTGAGAGATTATCAGCAAAAAGCGGTTGACGATGTAAAGAAGGCATTGTCAACCGCAGAAAGGAAAAGGATTATATGCGAAATGCCTACTGGGGGCGGTAAGACTGTAGTATTTTCCCACATCACTCTTGAAGCGATTAAGAAAAACTCTAATATCCTGATACTTACCGACAGGGAAGAGCTTTTAAACGGCACTGGCGGAACGTTAAAGAATTTCGGCATAAACACCCAGTACATAAGAGCAGGGCGCAAATATGCCCCCGATATGCAGAAAGGGGCGGTTTTTGTCGGCATGGCTCAAACCTTAAAGAGACGTCTAGATCAAGAGAAATGGATTAACTGGTTTTTGCGATTCGATCTTATTATTATAGACGAATGCCACAAACAGGAATTTAACAAGTTTTTTGAAAAAGCAGTCTTCCATTGCCCTGTAATAGGTTTTTCAGCAACTCCGAAACGTGGCGGAAAGCAAAGGCAACTGGGTGAAGATTATGACGCTATCGTGCATACTCTTACAACCTTAGAGCTGATTGAGCGAGGGTATCTGATGCCTGATATGTATTACGGTTTTGAAGCCCCTTCGATGGACGGGGTCGGCTTTGACTCCAAAGGCGATTTCTCAGAATCTGGCATGTTTAAGAAATTCGACAGCCCTAAAGTATACAGCGGTGCGGTCGAATCTTACAAGGAGCATACTCCTGGCACCACAGCGATAGTGTTCTGCTCTAATATAATACACTCTGTAAGGACGGCAAAGGAATTTTGCAAAGCAGGTATTCCTGCGAAGTTCCTCAGTTCAAAGATGTCTAAGCCTAAACGGCCAAACTCTGAAGAACCTGAAGACAAAAAAGAAGCTTCTGCGGAATGGGTTAAATACTGGAAAGCGAAAGAATATTATGACGAGTACTGTGAGGCTTATCTGGATTATTCGGGCGCAAGAAATGAAATTATTGACAAGTGGAGAAATTCTGAGTTCAAAGTTGTCTGCAATGCAGGCATATTAACAACAGGCTTTGACTTTCCAGCTATACAGACAGTGATATTATTGCGTGCTACAATATCAGAGGTGCTTTACCTTCAGATGCTCGGAAGAGGTTCTAGGCTTTGCCCTGCTATAGGAAAGTATCATTTCAATATATTGGATTTCGGAGGCAACGCACAGCGACTCGGGGCTTATAAATTGCCGAGGCGGTGGTTTCTGTGGCATGAAACGAAAAACGGCGCAGGAGTCCCGCCTATGAAGGAGTGCGGATACGTCAACAACGAACTGTTAGTTGATAAAAACGGCAAAAAAGGGTGTGACAGCCACATATTTGCATCGGCTAAGATATGCCCTATCTGCGGATACGTTTTTCCTGAAAAAGCAGAATTCAAGAAAATTGAGCTATCTTTGTCGTCTGTCAATTCTGACGGGAGCGTCACAGGTGTCAAGCCGATAAAAGAAATGACGTTCAAAGAACTTGACCAGTTCGCCGACAAAAACAGGTACAGCGAGGCATGGCTTGTGCAGCAGTTATTCACCCGTGGCGGTGACGCTGAAATAATGGCTTATGCAAACTATAAACCGAAATCTTTCGGTTGGGTGACTCAGGTAAAAAGCCGTGTCCCAAAGCATTTGATAGAAAATAGAGAATTAGCAAAAACGTTTAATTAATGAAAAACACAGTAATCACAACATTCAAGAATATCAGGGAGCTTGTCACGCCGTTGCATATTGCAGTATCTGATGTTTTTGACCTTATTAAATGCGGTGTGTACAAAGAACTCGCAGAGCAGATACGGTCAGAAGAAGACAAAGAAAAAAGAAACGAGCTGAAAAAACAACTGCCATCTGCTCTTTTTTCTGGCAAATTTATGAACCGAAAAAGCGGGGCTATGCCCGATCCGCACAGCGGTCTGATTGTTATAGATATTGACGGCCTTGATTCTTGTGAACTGTTAAAAACCAAAGATGAGTTATGCAGGGATAAATACACTTTGGCCTGTTTTATTTCGCCTTCTGGCAACGGGCTGAAGCTTATAGTCCGTATCAGCGCATCAATAGAAAACCATGAGCCTCATTTCCTTGCACTGTCTGAGTATTACAGTAAAATGGGCATTGAAGTCGACCAGTCAGGCAAAAACGTTAACCGTGTGTGTTACCTGTCGTACGACCCCGATATATTCATAAACTACAGCTCGTTCGTTTTTACTGACAAAAAACGGGCACTGGAAGGGAAAAAACGGAGTTCTCAGAAGTCGGTCGCCCTTACGCTAAACGAACAGCAGACGGTGAACAATCTGCTTATATGGTGGCGGAATAACTATACTTATACGGAAGGGAGCAAACATGAGTCTATAGTGCAGTTGGCGTGCGCTCTAAACAGATACGGGATAAATGAAGCTACGGCTGTTTCTGTATGTGCAAATATTGCAGATAATGACAGAAGCGCAA